GCGGAGTTAGCAAATTTGAGCCAACAAAAAGTAAACGAGTTGGGCCAGTAGGAGGCGCAAGCATGAAGAAAATAAAAATTATTCGTGGATTTGGAATAGCCTTTGTTGCTGGACTAGTACTGATGCTGAAACTCAGCTCGATCCAATCGTTAAAAGTTTTAGTAATGATCATTTGCATAGCAGCAGCAAGCGTTTTAATCCCAACTACTATGATCTACGACGAGAAAGAATACGAACAACGCACAAAAAAAGAGACTTACTAGCCGGCAAGCAAAAGTAAGTCATCAAACATTTATTTATCTAGGAGGATTATAACATGTTTAATTACGATTCTGCAATGTCAGATACAGAGAGCCATGTTTTTACGAATGTTAGCCAACCTGAAAATGAATCTGAGGATATACCTTACAATATTGATGATTTTGATAATACTGTTTATCCAGATGATTTAGTAATGAAGATTATTTTTGTAAAAGGCACAATAATTGAAGATAAATATTATGTTAAAGGGAAGCCATACGCTAAATATGTTGTTTTAGACAGTTTTCAAGAAGTATTGGATGACGAAGGCATTGAGTATCAAGACTATTGTCAAGCGTTAGAAGGCAGAGCGTATTTACAAATGAAACAAGAGGGGGCGTTAGATCGTGAGTAATGAATTAAAGACGAATCAAACAAATAATAGTTTAGGTGAAATTTGGACCAATCCAGATGCGTTTAGCACTGCTGCAAGAATGGCTAATGCATTATCAAAATCAACGATTGTACCAAAGGAATACCAACGCAACGAAGGAAATTGCATTATCGCTATTGAGATGGCAAATTGCTTAAACGTTAGTCCGATGATGGTTATGCAGAACCTTTACATCGTGAACGGCAAGCCCGCTTGGTCCAGTCAGTACATTATCGCGATGATTAATAATTCTAAAAAATACAAAACAGAAATCTTGTACAAGCTATCAGGCGAAGGAGAAAACAGAAGCTGTATGGCTTATGTAGAAGATTATGACGGACATATTGTTGAAGGACCAACGATCACTATGAAAATGGCGGAAAAAGAAGGATGGTCTACTAAAAATGGGTCTAAGTGGAAAACGATGCCTGACGTAATGCTTCGATATCGAGCAGCTTCATTCTTCGGGCGTATTAATTGCCCAGACATGATTATGGGTATGTATTCAGTAGAAGAAGTTCAAGAAGGCAACTTTGATGGCGTAAAGCAAGCAGAACCCGTTCAAGAAGAAAAAGTAAAATCGCTTGAAGAAAAACTATTTAAAAATGAGATTCCTTCTGATGATTCAGATGAAGAAAATGTTTCAGAAGAAATAACAGATAAAGAATCAACGCTAGTTGAAGAAGTATCTCAAGAGTCGCTCGATTTGGACTATCCTGATCCAAACTCTCCAAATTTTGATAGAGAGGACGTGACTCCAGATGATGACGACGGAGACAATTATCCTTTCTGATGAAAATTATTACTCAAATGAGGCTGACTGGCATTATATATCAGTCAGCCAACTAAAAAACTTTCTAAAATGTGAAGCTTTAGCATTAGCGACAGTCAAAGGCGAGTGGGAAGTAGACGAAAACAATAAGAACTTTCTAGTTGGAAACTATGTTCACTCATTTTTTGAATCAAGAACGGCGCACAAGCGATTTATTGAAGAAAACAAAGACAAAATGTTTTCGAGTCGCAAGCCTTACGGTCTGTTAAAAGACTTTCAAATCGCTGATCAAATGATTGAGCGATTAAAGAGTGAATCAGCGTTTGGCCAGCTCTATCAAGGTGAAAAAGAAGTCATCGTGACAGGCAACTTGTTCGGCGTCACTTGGAAAGCAAAGATTGATTGCTTGAACGTAGAAAATGGCTACTTTGTCGATATAAAGACCGTAAAGGATATTCACGAAAAGAAATACGATGAATATTGGGGACCACAATCGAATTTCATTGAGCGCTACGGCTATCTAATTCAAATGAGTGTCTATCGTGAGCTGTTAGAACAGCAATACGGCAAGCAGTTTGTTCCGTTTATTGCAGCAGTAAGCAAGCAAACACCAAGCGATGTCGCGTTGATCACGCTAGATGAATCAAAGATGATGTCAGAACTAGCAAGAGTCGAACAGGCAATTGAGCACGTACAGCGTGTAAAAATGGGCGAGGAAGCGCCTGAGTGGTGCGGTACATGTGAGTATTGCCGATCACATAAAAAGATTACTGGATTCACGAATATGAATGATTTATAAGGAGGGTATTTGATGGCTAGACCAACAAAACAGGGCATTGATTATTACTCCTTAGATGTAAATTTTTTAAAAGATATCAAAGTAAGAAAAATTAGAAGAGCTTGCGGACCACAATCTATCGAGATACTACTTTGCCTGCTGGGTAATATTTACCGTGAAAATGGGTATTACATCGGGTGGGATGAAGATACAGTGTTCTTAGTTGCTGACGAAGTTGGGGCGAAAGAGGGCTTAGTTGAAGAAGTCGTGGCCAAAGCAATTCAATCAAAATTCTTTGATCATCAAAAATTTGAAAATTATAACATACTTACTTCAAACGGTATCCAAAAGAGATACTTTGAAGCAACTACGAAAAGAAAAGGTGTCGAAGTTAAAAAAGAGTTTTTAGTTAATGATGACAGTAACCCTAGTTCAACTGTAGTTAATGACAGCAATAACTACAGCTCAAGTGAAGTTAATGAGGGCGATAATGAACAAAGTAAAGTAAATAAAACTAAAGTAAATAAAAGTAAAACAAATAACTATGTTTTCGGCGTTTTTGAATTCTTGGAAACAAATCATTTTGGAAATCCATATTCTGAACCAATGGCGACAGACATTAGCGAATGGATAAAATCTCTAAGAGAAAAAGGAATGAGTGATTCTCAAATCGATGACTGGCTAATTATGGGCGCTAAAGTAGCTTCTGGAAACAATCGTCGTTTTTGGAATTACGTTGATGGTGTTCTAAGAAACTGGGATAACGTTGCTGCTTATACCAAAGAAGATATTGAAAATCAAAAGAAAAGTAAATCAGGCGGTAAAAAACTAGAAAATACAGGCTCAAGTGAATACAACAATTTGGGTTGGTAGGAGGTCATATGGAAAGTTTAGGACAAGCAATGAAAAACATTATTGATAAAGTATTTATTACTGTTGGTAGTTGCCCTGATTGTGGAGCTGAGATGTACCAATGGCGTGAAAAGCTACCTAGTGGCGAAGATCGCTGCGGGCCGACTTGCATGATTTGTGGACACAAAGAGCTTAAGAGAAAGCAAGATTATGATACTCGAGTGATGTATAACGAAAGTTTGAAAAAGCGTGCGTTAAATTACTTCAAACATAGCTCTATCGTGCCGGATAAAACACTGTTTGAGAAGCGACTGAAAGGTTACATGGTGACAGACCAGGAGACTAAGAACGCGCTAGAGATCGCTAAAAGAGCAGTGAATGAATTTATTTTAGGCAAACCAGTTCATGTTGTGTTTACTGGGAAATCAGGCACGGGTAAAAGCCACTTAGCGATGTCTATAGCATGGGATGTTTTAGAACGATCAAATTATGATAGAGACGTGCTGTATGTTAACTATCGCGAGTTATTAGATCAATTGAGATTCGCGATGAACGACAAAGAAGCACAAAGACAAATACAAGGTGCTCTTATGGCGGAGTTAAAAACAGCTGACCTAGTTATCATCGATGATATTGGAGCCGAGCTAGGTGGAAACAAGACATCTGATAGTTCGCGATATAACAACGATACGCTTACCGGGTTGTTGGAAGCTCGTCAAAATATGGCAACTGTTGTAACAACTAATCTAACGGCTAAAGAGCTCCAAGAAGCATATGGAGAACGAATTTTATCAAGAATATTGCAAAACTCAAAAGGCTTTGTCGTATCAATGAAAGCAACAAAGGACAAACGTTTGATCGGTGGGATAGGGGCATGACTATTCGCAAACGAACCAAATACGGCAACAAAAAAGTATTTCGTCACGGACACTCGTTTGATTCGATTGCTGAGGCAGATTATTATCCGATCGCGATAGCATATGCACGACAACATAGCTATGAGTTGAAATTACAGGAACGATTGGATATTCTTCCGACGCTAAAAATCAATCCATGGACAATCAAAAAAACACAGTATGTGGCCGATTATGCGTTTTATGATCAAGGGAAGCTTGTTCGACTTGTTGATGTCAAAGGCATGGAAACGAAAGATTTCCGGCTGAAAGCGAAGATCGTTGCTAACGAACTGGGAATTGTAATTGAACTGGCTAAGAAGACACGATATGGCTTTATTCACTATCCGTTCAACATGCCAGCAAACAAGAGAAAAGAGGCGTTTATAGTTAGTGCAAAAAAAGAGGATTAAAGAGCTGATTCAGCGTTATGGATATTACGAAGTTAAAAAATATCGTCAATGGGACAATCGGCATTATTCTGCAATTGCAGACGGTGTAGCTGTTGTCGTAGATTTAAGAACCTGTGAACTATTTGAGTGGAATAGCAATACAAAAAAGCTGGTACAAAGATGAAACTATGGCATCAAATTAAATTCGAGGTGATCCAATGTATCGCATATATCACGATAAGATTGCAGCAATCGTAGCAGACGAAGATAGAAAACTGTTCTGCTATACCAGCATTGATAAAGCACAACAAATAGCTAAGAGTATTGAATCGAAAACGAGTTATCGAACAGCGTTGAATCAGCGAGAAGAGTTTCTGATCGAAGTTGGATATAAGAAAGAGAAATTTATTGGATAGTCCGCTAACTGGAACTATCACGTAGGAAAGTGAGTGATCAATATGCGTATAGCATTCCATCTGTTTGATCTGACTGATAAAACGTTCAAAAAAGTATATTTTCAAAAATGGGATGGCAGTGTACCTGTATTCAACAATAAGAAATTTGCTAATGAGTATTGGTCCGAAGATAGAGCAAACGAGGATATCGAAAAATTGAACAGAGCCAAATCTTCGACAGCGAGAACTTTGGCTATACGATTGGAAGGTAAAAATGAGTGAATAAGAGGCAAAAAAGAAAACATATCAAAAAATGGTTAATCAAAGCTGGGTATAGCAATGATGGTAATTTGTATTGTGTAAATTGTGACAAAAAGTTGGATTTTGATAATAAGTGGCAGATGAAGTATAAAGCGTGTGATGCAACGTGTTACGGAATAGCTGTTGGTGTTTATTGCGGATATTGAGGACCGAAGCAGAACATCAAGTTTTAAATATTGCTGATTTACTTTAACGGAGGAAATAGAGGAGGCAAACAGTGTTTAAAAGATTTTCAAATAGGTTAAAAAATAGAAATCAGGCAAACAAAATTATCATGAAGTCGAACGTAGTGCAGTATGACGGAATGGGGTATCCACTCAGGCTGGTAATGATTGAATCAGGTGACGGAACTGTTAATCACATTTGGCGGGATATTGCCATTGATGACTTAAAAGAGACTGACGTAGAACTAAAGTGGACGAAAGTTTAATTCCGCTAATGACCGCTATCAAGGAGGAAATATTGTGAAAACAGAGAAAGTGATTGAGAGATTGGACGAACTCTCAGGTAATAAAAATTTATCGAAAGATGATCAAGCAGTGGTTGCGACCGCTGCTGGGTTACTGAAAGACTATGATTCTGCAATAAGTAATTTAGAGTTTATTTTGGAAAACTATGATGATCCCGCAGATGTTGTCAAAGAACTAAGTAGAAAATGATCAGGAGGTCAGCAAATGATACCTAAGTATAGGGCGTGGGATAAGGATCAAAAATGTTGGATCAAAATTGCTGCATTGAATTTTGATGAAGATGGTGAAATGTGGTACTTAGCACCTGCAATGAATGGTTTCAACCCTGTCTACTATGAGAATGAGCTGGGGCAAACGTGGGAACTCATGCAATCAACAGGGCTGAAAGATAAGAACGGAACTGAGATTTTTTTAGGTGACATTATCACAATCATTGATGATGGAGAAGAAGACACAGGTTTTGGCTGGAATGAGGAAGTAATTTTTCATAACGGAGCTTTCATGGCAGGTGATGACAATTTACTTGTGAATGTAAATTTTCGTAGTGTTGTGGTCAATAGCATCCATGAGATAAAGATCCAGTAACCACGCCAATAAAGTAAGAAAAAGGAGAAAGAAGCATGGAAGACAAAAGAACAAAAGAAATATTGGAAAGCCATCTAATCAAACTATCCAATATTTCTATAGATGAACAAAAAGAAAATCCGGCATTAATGATTGCAGTCATTAATGCGATAAAACAGACGGTAGGATTACTTCTTGTTCTTAATAAAGTTTGAGCTCTGTAACTTTTGTGCTTTTTCATTAAGAGCATTAAGATCATCAAGCGAATCGGTGATTTTCCCAAGGTTTAAATCACCACTGAAAAATTTTCCCATTAATTCATTTTGGGAGTCGTTATCTTTCTCTTTAAGTTTTAATTCGTATTCAAGTTTCATTTTTTCTAATTCAGCTTGGTTATTTTTCTCGACTTGCTGCAATTGAGTTTTTGCTTGTTTAGAAGCCGAAAGATATGCTATTGCAGCGGGAATGCAAGAAGTTATAAAGCTAACTAATACAGTTTGCCAATCCATAGTAATTTTACCTCCTTATGAGTATTTCAGTGGATCACTCACTGATAAGGAGATTATATCAAATAAAGCATTTACAAAACGACCGTAATTAAAATGAAGGCTAACTCAGCCTATCAAATAGAAAAGAGGTAAAGCTATGGACAATTATCCACGGCATTTAATTTTTGGAACATTGGAACATGCGAGATTCGAACAGGATGGGTGGCAATTTGGGTGGTTTGCTACGCCGTCCTTTCTTCAACGAGTTAAATGTAAATTGTGCTGCCATGAGTTTACTTTATGGTGCACAAATGAAGGGGTTCCCGAAACAGTTCCTATGCAAATAAGAATTTGTAAAAAATGTGGTCAACAAGAAGAAGTATATAGAAAAGAGGTATGAAATGAATAAACAAGAAAAAGAACTACTGATTTCTTTTGTTAACAGTGCAAAAGAAGATTTGAATTTTAGTTTTGGAAAATATCATAAAACCTGCTGTGGATACATCAGGGGAAACAAATTAATTAATTATATTGAGCAACTGAATGAATCTGAGGAAAATCTTGCAAGCACGATAAAGCTATTAACCAACCTTGAGCCAGATGATTTCTTGAAAGAGTTGAAACTTTACGGACTGGCAAAAGAACCGCGCGGAAGACGGAATGATCCAATTTATGGAAGCTGAAGCTGAAAGAGATGCTATTTTAGCTGCTTTAATGGCTTTAGGATTAACTAGCCGTCAAGTCCTTTACTATCGATATTGCACTACTGATAGCTACTCAAATTACAAAAGAAAGTCAAAGTGCCAGAGTTTGTTGCAGATTGGATAGAGGAAGTAAAACAAAGAGGCTGTGGTCTAGCGGATGCTCTTGACTGCTTTGCAAGCCCGATCATGCCGGACAACATAAAAGAATGGGTGGAGTTTAATTCAAGTGCTATTGGTTGCCATCATGATCATCAAGAGTTATTAGCTCGTGCCTGGTTAGATGGCTACGAGGTCAAGGAAGAGCCGAAGTATCGCGTAAAAGTAGGGAATGGCTACTTTATCAATTATCAAGGAAGAGGCTGTTTGATATCTCCCCACGAAAAAGATGGAATCATGAATTTCGACTCAATGAAGGAAGCAAACCGTACAGCCGATATTGTTGGAGGCACAGTCGAGAAAGTGTAGGTGTGAAATGGAGAGAGCAGTTTTATTATCAGACATTGAGTTTTTACCAGAAGTCCATGAGAGTGATTGGGAGCGAATTGAGGAAGATTCATTTTTAGTCAATGTGTCAAAGCCTCTCAACGAAAACCAGCAGGTCGTATTGGAGTGGTTGAAGGAAGCATACAAGCGAACTAAATGGTCAAGCCCGTTCGGGACTGTGTACTCCACAATAAATATCCACGAGCTGTTCGTGCGAACGAGACTAACCAAAGCGCAACAATTCCAAGTCCTAGCAGCCTTCGCGGAATGGGGAATGAAAGAGGTGGCGGAATGATCAACAACGACTTAGCAATCGACAGCGAGAGCAAACAGGAGGGATAAGATGATACCGAAATTTCGAGCATATTCAAAAGAAGAAAATGAAATGTACTATCCGCATAATGATAAAAATGTGGATTGGACAATAGACGATGAAACAGGCTTTATTGCTCCGCTTGTAAATTTAGGCGGTGGCATGTGGGGAATGATAGACAAATACGAGCTCATGCAATCTGCTGGATTGATAGACCGTAACGGTGTTGAGATTTTTGAGGGGGATGTAGTGAAATGGGGCGACACACTAGGTGGGGAAGAAACACCAATTAGAATCGCTACAGTGAAAATTGAGCCAGATATTCTATTTGATTCAAATGTTGGGATATTTAATTATGGACAATTTGCTTATAAGAATACAGAAAAATTTCTCACTATTTTAGGCAACATCTATGAAAATCCAGAATTATTAAAATAAAAAAGCACCAAGCTTTCGCTTAGCGCTATAGGTTATCTAGACAATGACATTATAGCACAAGGAGCGGATGGCATGATAGCGCTATTGAGAGAAGTCGATTTTTATCAAACTAAATGTAATGCAAGAAAAATATTGAAAAATTATCGTAAGTGGGTACGTATAGCGGGAAAGTCAATGATAGATATTAAATCACCAGTCATGTCAGACATGCCAAAAGGCGATAGATGGGGGAACAAGGCGGAAGACGGAATGATCCAATTTATGGAAGCTGAAGCTGAAAGAGATGCTATTTTAGCTGCTTTAATGGCTTTAGGATTAACTAGCCGTCAAGTCCTTTACTATCGATATTGCACTACTGATAGCTACTCAAATTACAAAATAGCTCGTGAAATCGGCTACTCTGAACGTAGCGTTGAAAGACTAATGTCAGAAGCTCTAATTGAATTTGCTGAAGCTTATAAAAAAGGCAGATTGATCGCATATCGTTGAACAATTATTTTGGCGGTTTTTTGCGGGATATTTGGCGGTTTAATCACGTTTTTCTGCTATATACTATTATTATCAAATTAGTATATTTACAGCTAGTCAGACGAACATCATAAACAGGACAACTGCTAAAAAGTGGAGTAAATGAACAACCATCTGAACTAGCTGTTTTTATTAGAGAGTTATCAACAATCATAGACTACTCACAATAATCTATGGAAAAAGGAGGTGAACAGCTTCCTCTCTCGGTTTCTACAATCTTAGGCGGCACAATTAAAAAAATAAAGAAGGAAGTGAATAGCTCCTCTTCCTTTAAAGTTCACGTGCCGCCTTAAAATTAAGTTATTATGGTAATATACTACTTATAAATATTGTGGGGGATAGTATATTGGATCAGACATTGAAAGCATCAATTTTAGTGGCTATTGTAGTTGGAATAGTCAATATTATGGTAAAGAGTGTTGAAATTAAACAGAACAAAAAAAACGCAGAAGAAAAGATGAAGTTGGAAGGTTTATTAGATAGAAATAAAAAAATAGAGCAATTAACTCAAGATTTCCTTTTTGGTGTTGATTTGGTATGTAAATCTACTAAAGGATTTGCTTCGGCATCGATCCGGGTCATACATAAAGAATTAGGAATAGATCAATATCAGTCTATAATTACGAAACAACAGGATGAAATCAATAAAGGAATGGAAACGACGTTTAGGACTATAACGTCGATTAAACTATTAATTGCAAATTCAGAATACAAAGAAAAAATTATTGAATTGCTTGAAAAATGTAGAGAAAATATAGAAGAAGCAGCTACAGAAACAATGGATAGCGAATACAGTAAATATGATTTAGATTGTATGGAATCTTTAGCACATGAACTAGAAAATATTGGAAAAAAAACTCAAAAGAATGTTGATGATTCAATAGATCTTTTAAATAAATACTTCAATGAAGACCCATTTTAAGGGTCTTTTTTTATTTACAAAACAAATGTTGCGATAGTGGGGTGGTGTCACATGTGAAGAAATATGAACAAGCTTTTGATGATTACCAGAAAGGCCTGAAATATCGGGAGATTGCTGAAAAGTATGGTGTTTCGATCAGCACAGTTAAATCGTGGAAGTCTCGTTATTGGTCTAAAGAAAAGGTTGCAACCAAAGACGCAACCGTTCCAAACAATAAAGGAGCGCCTGAAAGTAATAAGAATGCTGTTACACATGGTCTTTTTGCTAATTGGTTGCCGTCAGAAACACTTGAAATTATGAATGAGGTTGCAACCTCTAAACCAGAGGATATATTATGGAATAATATCATGATCCAGTACACGGCTATTATCCGAGCACAGAAAATCATGTATGTTGATTATGAGGGTAGTTTGTCCAAAGAAGTTTCTAAGTGGTCCTCGAGTGATTCTGGAAGTTCAGAAGAATATGCTATTCAATATGCTTGGGACAAGCATGCTAATTTCATGAATGCACAATCAAGGGCTATGAGCACTCTTGCTAATTTAATTAAGCAGTTTGTATTAATAGCTGATGAGCAAGACGAGCGACGTAAGAAGCTTGAATTAATGACTACCCAAGTTGATTTAGCTAAAGCACAATTAAAACAATTAGACGATGGCTATGATCCGACAGAAGAACAGACAATTATTGTTGATGACATACCTGTAATAGAAAGTGAGGTTGAATCTAATGGCAATGGAAGCCGAGAAGAAGCCTCAGATTAAGCTTACTGGAATGATTAACCCTCATTTTTACAAAATGTGGCATACAAAATGCCCTTATATCTTAATGAAGGGTGGACGTGGGTCGTTTAAATCATCTGTTATTAGCTTGAAATTAGCGACAGAAATGAAGAAGCATACGCAAGCAAAACATAAGGTTAATGTTGTGTGCATGATGTCTCAGCACAAGTACTTGCGTGACGCTGTTTATCTACAAATTAAATGGGCATTGAATATGTTGGGCGTTGCCAACGAGTACAGATATCGTATGGCTCCTTTAACGATCATTCATAAACGCACAGGATCAGCGTTTTACTTTTATGGCGTTGATGATCCATTGAAACTTAAATCTAATGCTATAGGCGATATTATCTCATTGTGGTATGAAGAAGCTGCTAACTTTCAAAGCAGTGAAGTATTTGACCAAACGAATGCAACATTTATCCGTCAACGTTCTCAGTATGTGGACCAAGTAAAAGTTTATTATTCATGGAACCCACCAAAGAATCCATATGATTGGGTTAATGAATGGGTAGAAAAATCTAAAGAACTCGATGATCACTTAGTGGACCATTCAACTTACTTAGATGATGAATTAGGTTTTACCGATCCGCAGCAACTTAAACTAATAGAAACTTACCGCAAGAATGACGAAGACTATTACAAGTGGCTCTATCGTGGCGAAGTCATTGGATTAGGGACTCATATCTATAATATGAATCATTTTAATCCATTAGATCAAATACCTGATGATGACTACATAGTGAATCTTTATTTCTCAATCGATAGCGGGCACCAAGTGTCAGCTACAACGTGTGGTTGTTATGCATTAACTAGAAAAAAGAATGTAATCTTATTAGATACGTATTATTACAGCCCAGCAGGTAAAGCGAATAAGAAAGCACCGACTGAACTATCAAAAGATTTGCATGATTTCATAGATCGTTGCCAGACTGAATATGATAAATACGCCTATCAAATTACGATTGATTCGGCAGAAGGCGCATTAAGGAATCAATATTATCTAGATTACAATGTCCGGTTACACACTGTAGCTAAAGCCAAAAAAGTAGATATGATTGACCATGTTCAAAGCTTACTTGCACAAGGTAGGTTTTTTTATTTGGAAAAAGAAAGCAATAAGATATTTATTGAGGAACACAAAAAGTATCAATGGGACGAAGACACGTTGAACAGTGATGATCCAAAAGTTATTAAAGAGGATGATCACTCTTGTGATGGTTTTCAATATTTTGTGCGTGACAATCTTCAAGACTTAGACCTGAAATGGTAGGTGAGAAAATGGGAGTATTCCAAACGATTAAAAGTATATTCAAGAGAGGAGTTGATAGCGTGAATATGAGTTTTACTGGTCGTGATATTGCTAAGGTAACGGATCATCCCAAAATAGGGATTGATTCAAGAGAATACGATCGGATTGCAAGAAACTTTAGGTACTATTCCAATCTATTTCCTGATATACAATATCGTAATTCATACGGGGAAACACAGAAAAGAGAATTTAAGTCCCTAAATATCACCAAGACAGCTTCTAGACGTCTAGCAAGTATCATATTTAATGAGAAGTGCAAAGTAGCACTAAAAGACAAGGAGGAGCAAGCAGAAGCTTCGAAAAGCATTCAATCAGCTGTAGAGTTCCTAGATAAAACACTTTATGACAACAATTTCTATAATCTGTTTGAAATGAACCTTGAGAAAGGTATCGCTGCAGGAGGATTTGCTATGCGGCCTTACATTGATGGAGATAAGATTAAAATCTCGTGGATTCGTGCAGATCAGTTTTACCCGTTACGTTCAAATACAAACGAAGTTAGTGAGTGTGCTATTGCTACTAAATCAATTCAAACTGAAGGTGACACAAATTACTACTACACGCTCCTCGAATTTCATGAGTGGCAAGACGAAAAGTATGTTATCAGTAATGAGCTTTACAAATCTGACAACAGTAACGTTGTTGGAAAGCAAGTTCCACTGTCGATTCTATATCCTGACTTAGCTGAAACAGTCACACTAGAAGGCTTGAAGAGACCGCTTTTTGCATACTTCAGAACGCCTGGAGCTAATAATAAATCGTTAGAGAGCCCATTAGGTGCCGGCATTGTGGATAACTCAAAAGAGATTTTAGATACGATCAATACAACACACGATCAGTTTGCTTGGGAAATTCAGTTGGGGCAACGGCGTGTTGTTGTGCCGGCAGAATTCCTTAAAACGGATGAATCGCATCCACCGATGTTTGATACAGATCAAAATGTTTTTGCTGGCGTGTATGGTGCTGAAAATATCGGGGTTAAAGATATTACGACACCTATTCGAACAGTTCAATACAAGGATGCTATCAGCCATCTGATTAAAGAGTTCGAGGTTCAGGTTGGTTTGTCAGTGGGTTCGATGAACTATGCAGATGATGGGATTAAAACAGCAACAGAGATTGTTTCTAACAATTCTATGACGTATCAAACTCGTTCAAGCTATTTAACGATGGTTGAAAAAGTTATTAACGAACTAATCCATTCTATTTTTGAGTTAGCAGGATACGGAGAAATGTTCGAAAGTGAGAAGCCTCTATTCTCGATTGATTATGATAGTTATTTAGTCACAGTGAGCTTTGAAGACGGCCTATTCGTGGATCGTAACAAACAATTAGAGAATGATTTGAAAGCTGTGACTGCTGGCGTAATGCCTAAGAAACAGTTTCTTATTCGTAATTACAATCTAAACGAAGATGAACTAGATGATTGGTTAACTGCGTTGGAAGAAGAAATGCCAGAAGCAGGATCAATTGAACGTCGAAGTCAAGATGCGCTATTTGATTTAGGTGATTAATTATGATTACACCAGAAAAAATGCAAAAGACAGCAAACTCAATTATTAATATCTATTCAGAACTGGAAGACCGAATCTTTAACATCATAATCAAAGCGTTAAAACAATCGCGCTTTGAAAATGTTGAAAAAGAAGACGTACTACTATGGCAAGCTAAGCAGCTATCTAAAATGGGCGTGCTTAACGAGAATGTTATCGATCTTTTGGCTAGTTACACAGGAGAGACACAAGAAGCAATCGAACAATTAATCAAAGGTAACGGAGTAAAAGTCGTTAATGAAATTGATCGAGAGTTAGAGCGAATGGTCCATAAAAGTGTTCCTGTATCTGACGATGTAAACAAAATTCTAGACTCTTTGGTTCGTCAAACGTTCAAAGATTTAAACAACAATGTCAATCAAACGTTAATAACTACGAATTTCAACGAGAATGCTGTAATGCGAGCCTATCAAGCAATTCTTAAACAATCTACCCTAGAATCCATGACGGGGCTTAAAACGCACGAGAAAGCCATTAGAGATAACGTCTACAAAATGGTTGATATGGGAATCAAATCGGGTTTTGTTGATAAAGCTGGTCGAGAGTGGTCGATGGAAGCTTACTCGAGAACAGTGATTCAATCCACCTCACACAGAACGTTTAATGATCTTCGTTTGAAACGAATGGAGGACTTCGACTGTGTCACTGCATTGATGAGTAGTCATCCATCTGCCAGAAAAGAATGCGCAACGATTCAAGGAGATTGGGTGTTAGTTGTTCCGAAGAGCAAAGCACCGGATGAATTTAAACATTTGCCTTCTATCTATGATCATGGTTATGGCGATCCAGATGGCACCCAGGGAATTAATTGTAAGCATATCCTTTATCCCGGAAGGCCAGACATTAATACAAACAACCAACCTCAATATGACGCTGACGAAGCGCAAGAAAATGCGGATATCCAACAAAAGCAACGAAAGCTCGAGCGTGATATCCGTTATCAGAAGAAACGAATAAATGCTGCATTAGAGCTAGAAGATCCCGAAACTATCCAGATGTGTAAGCAAGTGATTTCTAACAAGCAGAAACAATTAAGAGAACTTATTAATGACAATGAGTTCTTGGTCCGTGATTACAGCAGAGAGCAAATACAAAGTTAATAATTTTAAGCTTAGCAATTGCTAGGCTTTTTATTTTGCCCTGAATACGGCGTTAAACTGTTCAATCCATCGAGGGCGTAGCCTCGTTAAACAACGAAAGGATGAATGAAATGAAACGAGAAGAATTAAAAGAATTAGGTTTAACAGACGAACAGATTGGATCAGTAATGGCTTTGCACGGCGTAACTGTAAACGAACTGAACAGCAAGGTGTCTACCGCGGAACAGCAAGCGACTCAGTATCAAGAACAGTTAGATAAAAATCAAAGTGAGCTTGATGACTTTAAAGCAAAGTCTAAAGGGAACGAAGATTTGGAAAAGCAAGTGACTGATTTACAAACGCGTCTTGACCAAAACAAAACCGATTCTGAACAACAGATTGCAGATATTAAGAAATCATCAGCGATTGACTTAGCTCTAACTCAAGCTGGAGCTAAAAACATTAAGGCTGCTAAAGCCTTGCTAGATAGCGAATCATTGGAACTGACAGATGAAGGACTAAAAGGATTAGATGACCAATTGGCCGCACTTAAAGAGAGTGACGGCTATTTATTTGGCTCAAATGAAGTTGCTCCGCCCAATCCTGAAGGTAAAAAAGCTACTTTCGGGGGTAATCCTAGTTCTGGTCAAAACGTTGAAGAAGATGCATTTGCTAAAGCATTAGGAGTTTTACCAAACAAAAATTAAATTTGGAGGGAATAAAATATGGCAATTAATTACATTACAAAAGACAATGGGATTTTCGATCAGAAGATCACTCAAGGATTGTTAACAACAATCTTGGGTATTCCGCAAGTTGAATTAGTAAACGGTGGTAAATCATTTACACTAACGACTATTTCAACTTCTGGTTTGAAGGACCATACACGTAACAAAGGATTTAACAGCGGAACTTACGGAAATGACAAAAAAGTTTATACAATGGGTCAAGACCGTGACGTTGAATTTTACATTGATAAACAAGATGTTGATGAAACAAATCAAGATTTGGCAGTAGCTAATATCTCGAATGTATTTATTACAGAACACGTGCAGCCTGAAATTGATGCTTACCGTTTCTCTACTTTAGCTGTAGGCGCAGGCAAGACTAAGGAAGAAACAATTACTGAGAAAAATGCTTACTCTGCAATTAAAGCTGCTATTTTACCAGCACGTAAATTCGGCCCGCAAAACCTAGTAGCGTTTGTATCAACAACGGTAATGGATGCATTAGAACGTTCTTCAGAATTCAACCGCAACATCACTAATCAAAACGTTGGACAGACTGCTTTAGAATCCCGTGTTACTTCTCTTGACGGTGTGTTGTTAGTCGAGGTTTGGGACGACACTCGTTTTAAAACAAAATACAATTTTTCAGATGGATACGCTGCTACAGCTGACGCGCAAGACATCAATATCTTAGTAGTTGCTAAACAAGCTGTTATCCCAATCGTCAAAGAAAATACTGTCTTCTTGTTTGCACCAGGCGAACATTCTCAAGGCGACGGGTACTTGTACCAAAACCGTCTGTACCACGATTGCTTTATTAAAGAAAAACAAAAAGACGGAGTTTCTGTATCTTTAGTCCCAAAAGCGTAGCCCCTTCGAGTGTTGCACTCAACAAAACGACGTTAGCACTTGAAATCGGGGCAACAGAAACATTATCTGCTACAGTCGCTCCTGAAGGAGCTACTGATAAAACAGTGACATGGAAATCAAGCGATGCAACAATCGCAGCAGTAACACCAGTTCAAGGCAAAGTGTCAGGGATCAAAGCAGGTACTGCTACAATCACTGTGGCAACTACGAATAATAAAACCGCAACTTGTGAAGTCACAGTAACTGAGCCGAGCGAAGGATAGTTTAGTAGCTATCCTTTTTTAATTGAAAGGAGGCAGTTATGGGCTATCTTACACATGAAGAATATAAAGAACTTGGATTTAGTAAAGTATCTGATGAAAAAGTATTCGACGAATTAGAACAATACGCTGAGCGCCAACTAAATCGTGTTACCGGTGATTTTTACATGAAAAACTCTTTGTCAGATGATACTTTCAAGTATCGTGTAGACAAGTTCAAAATCGCAATGGCTGTTCAAATTGAATACCTTAATTCCGTTGGAGTTACATCATTATCAGAGATTTTAAGTGCTTCGCCTGCCAGTGTTAGTGTCGGTCGTATGCGTATTGAATCAGGAAATACTAATGCAGCAACGGTCGGTAGAACGATGGTCGCTACAGAGGCGTATAACGAATTGATTTATACAGGGCTTCTTTACAAAGGAGTTGATTATAGATGATTCCATTAATACCAAAGGAGTACTGCAATCAATCTATTGTGCTGCGTCTAATACAAGGAAAAGACAAATGGCAGAAGCCTATTTTTTCCGATCCAATTACGATTAAAAATATGATCTTTCAACCGCAGACAGTATATAGTGGTACGAATAATAATAGGCAAGTGGTAGCGAATGCTATCGCTTTTTTATTTGGTGGTGTTTCTGATCCGATGCCAACAATCAGTAAGAATAACGTTGGTTCAGAGATTGATTTCGAAGGCGAAACATACACTATCACTACTATCGTTGATAACCGTAACCCTTTCAGCAATGAAGTTTACTCGTACGAGTTGGAGGTGCTGTAATGCTCCATGTTAAGGTTGAAAAAAATGGCGTCGATCGTAAGTTGTCAGTGATGAACATCAATTCAGCACTGTACTATATGACTGCTCAGATGCATCCAGACATGAACCTATATGCGCCAAAACGGCAAGGACATTTAAGAGACAAATCATTTGTTAACAAGAACCGAATCACATATACCGTTCCTTACGCTAAACCTCAATTTAGAGGGATCGTCAATGGTAGTAGAGTTAAGAATTATACAACGCCAGGGACAAGCCGACGTTGGGACCTCAGAGCAAAAGCTAATCATATGGATAGTTGGCGTAGGGCATTTATCAAAGGAGGAAACTTGTAATGGATTTATGGGAACGATTATCTGATTCAATAGATTCAATTCAGGGTCTTCCAATGCCGTGCTCGATGGGTTTTCTAAACGGTGAAGATACACTTTGCGTTTATTCTATGCCGGGAAGTCGAACAGTTGAAGAATACTTTGACGGTACGAAAGAACGAGAAATGCTCTACGAAGTCGGATTTAACACGAAAGACCAAGAAAAAGCCAATGAAACACTTTGGCTCATATCAAATCATTTAGACGAGCTCTCAACTCTGAATTCAGAGGATGGGAGTTTTGTCTTTTTAGGCATCGAAATAAGTGAGACTCCTTTTGTTAGTGAACAGGACGTGCAAGGGAATTCAACTTATTTGTTAGGTATCAAAATCACTATTCATCAATTCAAAAATTAGGAGGAAACACAAATGGCAGAAAACAATAAAGAATTTTTACTGAACTTTAAAAACAAATTGGAAATCGACACAGCGGGGAATACTAATATTGCAGATGTGGCTAGTGCGTCGTTTGCGGTACTTGGAGCAGGTATCACAACTATTACTCCAGCTGCCGCAGATACTACTGATGCTTCTGCTTACTACGATGGTGGAGGATTCACTGACTCTACTGTAACTGGTAAAAACATCACATTCGCTGTAGCTGGACATCGTGTATTTGGTGACGCTGCGCAGGATTATGTTGCCGCTAAATTCTTATCTATTGGTGATGAATTGCGCACATTGGCTCAATGGACCGATGCAAAAGGGAATAAGGTACAAGCTGTGGTTACATTGACGGCTATCGTACCTTTTGGTGGAGCTGCGAATGCTAAGCAAACATTCAGCTTTACGATGGCGTTTAACGGTAAACCAGTAACGGTACCAGCGGTGGGGGAGTAATTAGCCCTACCAGTGTAGCGTTGAATAAAACGACGACTTCACTTGTGGTTGGGGCAAATGAAACCTTAACAGCTACTATTACACCAGCAACGGCAACTGATAAAACAGTGACTTATAAATCGAGTGATACCTCTGTTGCAACCGTTGATTCAACAGGAAAAGTTTTAGGAGTTAAAGCTGGAACTGCAGATATCACAGTGACTACCAAAGATGGTAGCAAGACTGCTAAATGCACAGTAACCGTTACAGCTGCATAAAAAAGATTGAGAATGTATAACTAGAGGCTATGAAGCCTCTGGTTATTAGGAGGAAAACGAATGGCTATTAACAATATTATCAATTTAGATGAAAAGTTATCACTAACTAAACGATTACGAATTGCGGGTCAAGACTACGATGTCATTATTTCAGATGAGGTCGATCAAGCATTAGCTAACTATACAAACATTGAAGTATCTGTCCAACTGCGAGACATGGCTTCTAAGTTAGAAAAAATGGATGATGCAGAAACGACAACAGCAGACCAATACAAAACTTTTACTCAAAATGAAATTGATTCGATGCGAGATAGCGCCTTAGCTACGTTAGATGCAGTTTTAGGTGAAGGAGAAGGCAGACGTGTTTATGAATTTTATGGTTCAAGCACAAAAGTTCTGAACACAGTTATCGGATTGATTCAAGCAGAACTGGATAAGGTAATGGTCGAACGAAAGAAAACAGCTGATAAACATTACAGCAACCGTCACAAAAATAATAAAAAGAAGTGATCTGATTGTTTGATTTAATTGATGATTTAGAGACAAGCATCTTAATTGATGATATTGAAATACCAATCGATCTTTCTTTCGATACAGTGCTTAAATTCTATGAGTTGTTAGAAGACAAGAATCTCAAATCTTTTGAAAAGATATATAAGGCCTTTGACCTCTTTTATTTTGGCGACGATAGCCTTGCTAAACAATTTAGTTTTGATCAAAAAAGTAAATTTGTGGAAGACATCAGCAACTACATTCAAAAAAATGCTTATGGCAACTCTGAAAGTGATGAATCATTCGAGACTGACGGACAACCAGAAAAACTATATTCGTACTCACAAGATGCTGGTGCAATCTATGCTTCTTTTTTTGCGGATTATGGAATCGATTTGCTGACTCAAAGAGGAAAGATGCACTACTTAACGTTCAAAGCGTTACTGGCTGGATTGAGTGAGAAAACACACTTTCAACGCATCTTATCTATTCGCTCAAGAAGTGTTGCTGGCTTAGAAGGGGAAGCATTAACGGCTTTGTTAGAACTACAAGAATACTATGCGCTTGATTCTGAAAAGACTGTAAGCAACTTAGACAATCAGCTTGGCAGCATGTTCGACATGTTAGCTGCACAAGCAGAATGAAACAATTAAGAAAGGAGGGAAATGAATGGCAGCAGATGCAACGATTAACATTGATGTCATGCTGGCTAATTTACCTAAATTCAAGAACGATGTTTCTTTTGTGGATGATGTTTTGACCAAGCTAGGTATGAATACTGGTTCAAAGATGGATGATTCGTTTAAAGCTGAAACGGTTAAAATTGAAACAATTGCTAAATCCATGAAAAAGGATGTTGATCAAACTCTTGATAAACCAGTTAAGTTCACTATTAAGGCCGATAATTCAGATGCGGAAAGGGATGTCAAAGAAACCAAAGCGTTCTTGAAGGACATCCCCAAAAGCAAGATTACAGAATTAAAAGCTGATAACGATGGCGCTAGTCTGAAAATAAAGTCTATTAAAAGTGAAATAGCGGGTGTTCCTGACAAAAAGAATACAACATTGAACGCAGATGCTACTCAAGCGAAGTCTGAAACAAAAGAACTTGGGGAAACTGCTGAACGAACAGAATCGAAGTATATGAGCTTAAAGGACAAGCTTTCTATCGGCGCTGTGGCTGGAATTGCTTCTAGTGCAATTCAAGTAATCACTGGTAGTTTTAGTGAATTAATTGGTGAATCTGTAGAAGCTTCTGACTCAATCGATAAATTCAAATCCACTATGAAACTAGGTGGATTTGGTGAAAAAGAGATCAACGAAGCGACTAAAATTGTACAAAAATATGCAGATGATACTGTATATGACCTTTCTACAGTTTCTAACACAACTGCTCAATTAGCGGCAAACGGTATTAAAAATTATACCGAATTAACTAAAGCAGCAGGTAACTTGAATGCTCAAGCTGGCGGGAGTGCTGAGACTTTCAAGGCAGTAGCAATGATGCTTACCCAAACAGCTGGGGCAGGGAAACTTACTACTGAAAACTGGAATCAGTTGGCAGATGCAATACCCGGTGCATCAGGCGTGTTACAAAAAGCGATGGTCGATAACGGTGCATACACAGGTAATTTCCGTGATGCAATGGAAAAAGGCGAGATTTCTGCTGATGAGTTTAACCAAGCGATTACTAAACTAGGAATGAACGATGGCGCAATTCAAGCCGCTAAAACAACCACAACTTTTGAAGGCGCAATTGGAAATTTACAAGCGAATATCGTTGGCGGAATTAATGATATTATTAAGCATTTAGGTAAAGATAAGCTTACAGGTATAATCAACGGCGCATCTGATTCTGTTGTCGGGTTATTCCAACATGTTTCTGACGTCTTTTCTTATCTGGACAAAAACAAGTCCACGATTGGAAATATCACCGGCAACGTCAAGGACTTAGCCGGTGCATTGATTTCTGGCGCTTGGGATCAAGGAAAGGATATTCTCCTTGCCGTCGCAGATATGTTCGGCTTGATCGATGATAATACAAAGAAAATCAAAGATCCTCTCAAACAGGTGGATAAAATCATTGAAAACCTAGCTGACAATAAAGATAAAGTTGAATTACTGGGTAAAGCACTTGTGACTATGTTCGCAGTGAAAAAAGGTTTTGAATTCATTTCGATGATCAATCAAGCTCGTAAATCTCTACTTGAATTTACTGCAGTCGAAAAAGCCACTAGCTTTTTAAGCGGAGGATTTGGAAACGCCGCTAAAGCAGGAGTGACTCAAACAGTTACGGAGACGGCAGCTACTGTAGCGCCTGCAGCTGTTGGTGGAACAGGTATTGCAGCGAAATTAGGATCTTTAGTGACAGGACTGGCTAAGTTAACACCGGTTATAAGCGTGATAGCAAGTGTACCAGAGCTCTTCAAAAAAGGTTCTACGGGTGAAAAAACTGGAGGATTTCTAGGCGGTATCGGCGGCGGTCTTGGTGGTGCTAAATTAGGCGCGGCGATCGGTACGATGGTTGCTGGTCCTATTGGGACAGCGGTAGGTACCGTATTAGGCGGCGCGGCAGGACAGTTTGCCGGATCGAAATTTGGTAGTGGCTTTGTTGGCAGCTTGCAAGAATCTCTGAATGGGAAACCGTTGAAGCCTAAAGTAAAAAAAACCAAGGCTAAAATCGAAATTGAAATTGATGAGAAAAAAATAAATAAAAAAATCGCTCCAGAGATCAAAAAGCTAAATAAAGAACTTCTTATTAAGATGGGAATTGATACTAAAAGCACTAAGAAAGCAAAAAAAGAATCCGATAAACTTTTTGAAGAGATGGGTAAAGGCATCGATGATTACTATGACAGCAAACAAAAAAGATCCAAAAAGGATCTAGATTTACTTGTTAAACAAGGGGTTATGACACGTAAAGAAGCTGATAAACTCCTCAAAAAAGAACAAGAAAACAATGATGCCTTTAAAAAAAGTAAAAAAGATGCGCTCATAAAAATGCAGACGACCGTCAACGAGTACTACAAGAAGGTTGAAGAAATTCAAAACGATTCTAGTAAGAGCGAAAAGCAAAAAAATAAAGAACTTAATAAATTACGGAAACAGTTCGTCAAGGATTATGTTGCTGATCAATTTGCCATGAATGGGAAAGCTGTCGAAGCAATCGAAAACGGTGCTAAAGAACAAGAAAATTTGCTTAAACAACTACGTAAGAAAAAAGGCAAGTTAAGCGCAAAAGATATCGAGGCGACGCAAGAAGAGGCAGATAAACTTTACGAAGCATCTGTCAAACCAGCAAAAAAGACTCGTGATGATGTTATTAATGCTGCTGATAAAAAGTATAAAGAAACTGTAAAAGCAGCTAAGCGTCAACGTGATGAAACAGGTACTCTATCGCAAGAACAGTACGAAAAAGTTGTCAAAGAAGCTAGAAAGCAACGCGACGATACTCATACTGCTGCAAAAAATCAATACAAAGAAGTAACTGCTAAAGCAAAAGAACAGCACGATAAAGTCAGCGACGAGATTACAAAGCAAAAAACAGCTGTAGTTACATTAGCGAATGATCAAGCGCGCGAACATATTGGAGCATCACAAAATGAAACTGGTACAGTGCAAGGCTCGTGGGATGGCTTGAAATCTAACCTATCTAGTATTTTAGAGGCTATTGCACACGGAATTGGGAAACTAATAGGCGGATTAAACAAAGACTGGGGCAAAGGTCTTCGAGATTTCAAATTCCCCGCCCATGCCAAAGGTACTAGCGGATTACCGGAAGATGAAATTGCGCTAGTTGGTGAAGAAGGATTTGAAATGGCCCATCATCCATCTAAGGGGATTTTCGCAGTTGGTGTAAATGGCCCCGAAATTAGACCTTTGCAAGCAGGTACGTCTATTTTACCTCACGAAGCATCGAAACAGTTCTTATCTATGACTAAAGGACTTCCTGCCCATGCAAATGGTGTTTGGGGAACAATCAACAATATAGCTGACTGGATCAAAGAAAAGGCAGAAAGTGCTGAAGAATTCGTCTTTGATGGAGCCGACAAACTTTACAACACTGTCACGGATAAGCTTGGTATATCCAAGTTTTTGGACTCATTAGGAGACTCAGCAGAATTCAAGGTTGCTAAAGGTGGCTTGAATACGGTTAAGGACAACGTAATCAAATATGCTCAATCTTTATTTGATAAGTATCAAGAAGAATTTGGAAGTTCCGGTAGTTTTGATGGGGCTATGAACGCGAATGGCGTTTATCAGTATTTAGTTAATGTAGCAGAAAAGGTAATGAAGAAATTTCCAGGCATGACGATTACAAGCGGACTTCGACCAGGTGATCCTTACGATCACGGGAAACATGCAGCTATTGATATTGCTTATCCAGGTTCTATGAATGGTTCTAGTAAATATTTTGACCCTGCAAACTATGCCTTTGAAAAGTTCCCATCCGATGTTGCTTACGTCATTACTCAAAATAAGGTAAGAGATAGAAAGGGAACATCCGGGACAGGTGTTCATAACGAGTGGCGTCCATGGACGGACGGTGATCATTATGACCATTTACACATTTCTGGTATGAAACATGCTGGAGACGTATTTAAAGCTGGTTCGAATGAAGGTGGAAAAGTTAATTTTAATGCTTCTGCAGGTGTTGAACAATGGCGTAATCTTGCGATAAAGGCACTAAAAATGGAGGGACAGTACTCTGCCGGAAACTTAGGTTCGTTGCTTTTTCAAATGCAAACAGAGTCAGGTGGTAATCCTAATGCTATCAATTTATGGGATAGTAATGCTGCTGCCGGGCATCCGTCAAAGGGTCTACTTCAAACAATCGATTCTACATTTAAGGCTTATGCTAGACCAGGATACGATAAAAATGTTTATGATCCACTTTCCAACATTTTAGCTTCTATCAGATATGCAGTAGCTAGATACGGCTCCTTAGGTTCGGCGTATCGAGGTGTTGGATACGCCAATGGCGGAGAAGTAGATAAACCAACGCTTGCTTGGATCGGCGAAGATCCTAATTATGCTAAGGAATTTATTATCAACCCTGCCAAGGACAGCGCTGATTTGTTGATTCAAAAAGCGATAGCAGCTAGAGAACAGTATAAGCCAACACCTTCTGCTCAAGGCTATTCTTCAAACGATAACTCAACCGGTCGCTTTGTGACTCAAACTGATTTAAATCAGTTAATAAATAAGATTAACGAAAGACCAGTCAAAGTGAACAGTATTTTGGATGGAAAACAAGTTGGACATTCAGTTGATCAAACGAATGCGGGAACTTTAAAACGTAAGCTATATACGGCAAGGAGGGCTTAGATGGTAAAAACAGATGTCTTATTAAGATTTAGTGATTGTGATTACTGTTTGACGAATGATCATGATATTAAAGTTGCTTCAATTGTCATTGGAATGCCCGTCCCAAAAAATGAATTTACATCATTTCAAGGATCCGTCGGCCAAAGATTAGTTAATCATTCATTTGATTCATTTCCAATCATGCTTGATTTTGATTTAAAGGTCAGCACTTTAGACGACCTCGTTTTAAGAGAAACTGAGTTGAGAGAATTGTTTTCTCGAGAAGCTGAATACTATTTCATCTATTCGAAAGAACCGGGAAAACGTTATCCGGTGTCTTTAGACAGTATATCGGTTACAAAAAAAGCGTTTTTCATGTCTCATTTCACTGTATCTTTTAATGTGTTTAAAGGGTACGCTGAATCGATTACCTCAACGCTATCTGATTTCAGTCTGAATAATGAATGGCAATTCAGTCAGGGACTTGTGGATGGAGATTATAAATATACTCATGAAACTAGTCGTTTTACTATCTTTAACGCTGGGAGTTTTCCTGTAGATCCTAGAGAAGTGTATTTAAAAATCACTTTACAAGGTGAGTCTGGAGGAAATGCAACCATCTTTAACAGAACTACTGGGGAAAGATTCATCTATTTTCCTGAGTTCTCTACTAACTTAGGGCAAACAGTCACTTTAGATCGTGTATATCCGAAATTAAACGGTGTTAGTCGGGGCATTGATACAAATCACGGATTAATCACCCTGGTCGAGGGGATCAACGAAATAGAAATTCAAAATGTAGCTAACGTTAAATCTTTTTGGGATTTTCGTTACTTATATAAGTAGGTGGTATCATGACTGATTTGTTAGTTAGAAATTTAGAGGAGAGCAATGAAGAAATCCTTATCGGTTATGATAAGGATTCTTTCTATGAATCTTGGCAAGAAAATGAAACATGGGAAGTCAGTTTTACTATACAAAGAACAAATTTTAACGGGATTAGTTTTGATTTGATTGATTACGAAAACATTTTGATTTGGAATGGCCAACGCTTTGTAATAAAGCAAATGGCCAGTTATGCTTCCGGCTCAAAAATATATAAGGATGTGACAGCTACTCATATTTACTATACGATTCAGGACTGTAGACAATATGATGGTTCACTGACCGGAAATTTGGCAATTAATCAAGTTTTATCACACATTTTCAAATCAGGAAACAATGGTTTTACCTGGGAGGTTATAGATCCGATCGGTGTATTTAGTAAAGTTGAGCAGGAAAACTTTGGAAATGGTAACTATTTGGATCTTATTAATGAGGTTATAGATGATTACAAATGTGTAGTTATTCCTGACAATAAACACCTTAGGTTCTATCCTAGAGAGGAATATGGACAAACCACAGAAAAACAAATCCGATATAAATTTAATACTGATGAAGTGAAGTTTGATATTGACACGTTTGCTTTAAAGACTCAAATCCGTGGTTTTGGTAAAACGGATGATAAAGATAACTATATTTTTAGTCCAATAACTTATACAAGTCCTCTGGCTGAGAAATATGGTATTAGAGTTCAAGATCCGGTTGAGGATCAAAGATATACAATACCGGGAAACATGTCTGCACGGCTAAAGCAAGAGATACATGACTTTCCTGATATTTCTGGCTCAATCTCACTAAAGTGGGTTATTGAATTGGAAAAAGGAGATAGAGTTCCATTTATCTATGAGCCTTTAAATATTAATTCGCTTATACGAGTGGTAGGTATAACTCATTATCCTGCATTGCCTAATAAACCGCCTGAAATCACGCTATCAAATACGAAGAAAACAATGACATCAATACTAGCAAACTTAGCTAGGAAAGGAGTGATTTAGTGGAACTACTAAAACTCATTAAAAATCGGATTTCAACAGAATGGAAAAAGACGTTCAACGATAATGTGGACATTTTGAACGGTATTACACGTGACCAAAATCAAAAAATTGACGTTGTTGACAAGAGGATTGACAATTTGGTCTTGCATTCGGGTGGCGATTCTCCAAACGAAGTAGTAGATGCTCGTGTGAATAATAAAGGAGAAGCTTTCGAAACTCTTGAATCGAGGCTAATTGCTTCTGATAATCAGCATGATAGTGACGTCGAGAGATTAGATTTCACTCAAGATGACCAGCAGAAACAAATGGAACAACTAAACAACTCAATTGGTAAATTGATGGGAACTTATGGAGCAACAATTGATTACTATGTATCCGCCACAAAAGGAGATGACAAATCAGGAGATGGAACAGAACAAAATCCATTTGCAACAATTCAAATGGCAGTTAATCAAATCCCATTGATAAGCTCAGCTCGTGCAACGATTTGGGTTGATGATGGGGTTTATTTGGAAAATGTCATCC